TCAATAACGGCACGACAGTAACTGGAAGTGACAGGTGATATGGAGTCGGTAACTAGATAGCCAGACAGCCGATCAACGGCAGCAACGGCTAATGGAACATTGGGATCTCTGGTTGTCATGTGTAGCTTGCGCCACACTCTCAAAGGGTCCGCGATACTAGTTTTTGTATTCCACGGATCTACGAATACTCGGGAAAGGAACATGACTCCTTTTTCGGGCTCAAATGGTTCGATCTCTAATTTGATGCGTAGCATTTTTGCTACTTTGGTGTACGCTTCTTTGTATGTTTGTTTGAACAAACTATCATCTCCGAACGCTAATCCTAACTCCTGAAGCACTTCCTCGTTACCCCATTCTGGTTGTTCCAAAGCGATGGCGCAAAACATCAGGAAGGCTGTGATTAAGGTATTGCCGTCGCAAGTAGTGGGAGCGCCACTACGTACGGCATCCCCAGCCTCATACCGGAAGCCGAAAGCCTTGGCAACCGCTTTGGGGGTCCGAGAAAGCATATGAGTAAATTTCTTCAGGGTGCGAGTATATCTCTTGGAGAAGAATCTGTGGTAGCAGGCATTCACAACGTTGTCATGTAGCCACGAGTAGATACTACCATCAAAATTCGCGACATCAGCTTCCATAGGGTCAGAATCGGTTACAACGTACTCGCACACAGCGTCGGTTATCTCAGCGGGTGTTTTCCCGGGCATGAACCAATGCGCGTGGCGTGTGTCGTGTAAAACAGCTTCTCTGAAGGATAAACTGTAGGCTGAAAATTGCAATATGAATCTAAAATCGCGGAATGAGGATATGATTCTATTAGGTTTGTTCGTAGGTTCGTTCTTAATGAAGCATTCCACCTTATTCTGTATGTCGGCGTCAACCGTCTCCCATATGTTTTGTATAGCCACGCATTGTCTAGGTTTATTTAAGTTAAGTCTAGTTTCCTCTAAAGACAGAGGGTGGCTATACAGAACATATGGGAGACGGTTGACGCCGACATACAGAATAAGGTGGAATGCTTCATTAAGAACGAACCTACGAACAAAC